CGACTGTATTATAGCTAATCGTGTCAGATGCCGCTTTAAAGTCCACGGTCGCATAATCGCCGTAGGTACTAGCGTGTTTGGCCTTCTTCTTGTTTGCAGACTGGTCACTGAGATCAATGTTGAAGCGTTTTAGCTTTCGCTTCACATACGTGTCGACCGCAAGCTGTAGGGGCAAATTGCCCTCAGGCTCGCAGGCGATCGTTCGATCCGTTTTCCAGTTCTTCGGTACGAGCTCAATCCGATTCGACACAGTAGTCTTAGTACGGAGCATGCCTTCAAAACCAAATTTGTGGTAGAGGGCATGCAAGTACTTACGAGCTCTAGAAGTACAGTAGAGCTTAAGCCTCATTTTCAACTGAGGCAGACTATAGCGCCTAGGGGATTGTGCAGTTGCACCCGGAGTGACCTTTACTAGATTTGGTAACATCTCTAGAAAAGAACTGAAGTCACCCAGAACGTTACAAATGTAACGCTGCATCGCATGTACTTTGTTAACTAAGTCGGCATCAGGTCGACGCGAACCCAGTACAAAGTCATGCAACCTTTGGTTCGTGCTAGAACACTGTTCCTCGTTTTCAACAAACGAGGCTTCAGCGGCCTTCGCACAAACTTCAGGATGCGCAAATAGGGCATTCTTCTTGAAGAACGCTTCTATTTGCCTTAGAAACCTCCAGTCATCGATTGAGTTGCAAAGCCAATCGAAATCACGAGTACACGTTGACAGTTTGCTAACTTCTCTTGCGCGCAAATAACCATTCACGCGTGCAAGAAGCCGACTGTCAACCCCAGATTGGTCTAGGATATAACATCGGCAGATGCTGTACGTTATATCTTTGGGTTCCATAATGGATTCCCTCCATTGAAGTAAATGGTTTTAGCGTCCTCTCACCATACCAGCCACCACCTGAAGGAGTAGCGCTAGAGCCGTGATAATCTTCACGGCCCAATACGCTAGCCACAGGCGGTATCGCCGGTGTGAGTGTTTTAGGACAGCCATTCTTGTGTCGTCACGCTGTTACCAAATTCATCACCCGCAATAATATCGCGGAAGATGACTAAGGCAGCAGCTACATCCGCTGCATCTCCTAGCAGAGGGTGTCTGACGGACGCTTCAAAGGAAACCTTTTGGGCAAGAATCTCACCCGCGGCATCTGCGGTCGCTTGAACTACTTTAAACGACCACTCAACCACGGTTTGATTCCCTTCCGGTACGCGTCTCTTCTCGATCACAAGCTTCGGTTTCGAAGCAGTGTGGCCGGAAGTAGTTGACGTTTTTGAATTTCCGTTATTGGCAAATTCGGTGAGGGTAGTTGACATCGCTGCCATAATTAATTCCTCCTAGTTTTAAGCCTTTGAGTGACCAACCCTACAAGATCTAAGATCTTCAAGGAGTCGAGCCTCAAGGCGGGAAACGGGTGGATAGGTACGCGACAAGGAACACGCACCTCAAGACTAGCTTCGCAGCTACCAGACTGGGTGAAACCGCCCGAGGCGACGACCGCTGAATAGTCGTATGATTCGACTTCCATTGTTCGTTTGACCTCGATACGGTGCCCTATGCTGGCTGAATATTTAGACTGCGTAGTTAGAAAAGACACAGCGGACAAAGATTTTCCGACCGACACAAACCAATCCACTACAAAACTGAACGGGATAATTTCCCATCCTGTCTGCAACGGATTGAACTGGAAGGCCGGTACTTCGATATCCGCAACCACAGATCCTCTCTCGCGAACCGTGATTTCGTCCTGAACCGAGATTATATTGGTCCAGTTCGCCCACGATTGTTCACGAGTGTTATAGTACGTGACAGAGTTATTATAACCTGCACGTTCCGAGTAACGGGTTCTCTTATCGTTTAGGTTTTTGATTGCCTTATCTATGCCAATTAAATCATAGATAAGCGGTCTCCAACCATAACGAATAGATAGCCATTCACTTGAAGCGCCCTTCCAATTTTTCGGAAGTTTTACGTGGCGTAGCTTTTTAGCTAAGTCCGCGAATTGGCGCCGTAAGTCTTTTAACTCGGCTATAAAGGTTAAGGCATCAAAACCTTGACTGTAAATCTTTGCCGCGGCCTCTTGCACATATCTATACGTGTGCCAGGGAACCAGAGCATCGAGGTCAGTCTCGGCCAGCTGCCAATCGCTAAATGCGGGGTAATTACCGTCGTACCAATAACTGGTGCCGCCGGTAGTTGTCCACGAATACTCTCCGGTTGAGTTACCTTCAGAGGTAAACTTTCTCCAGGGGGTATGTGGCAACAATTCACCACGCATCGCGCGTCTGTGGAAATCGGGAATAGACCACCCGGTATAACGGTTCAGTTGAATCCCGGAAGTCCTATTAATAGGACTGCCATAGACCACTGGACCGCTGCCGGTGTCTTTGTACTGTTGACACGATTCCGTGTTATACAAGTACGTGCTCCCGTGTCTCCGCTTGAGATGTTTCTCGTAAACAAAACCCATAATAACCTCCTTAAGTAGCTTTTGAAGCTACAATAGGGGGCCAAAACGGGATTACGAGGCCCCTCACTGCGCCACCAGCGCCCGCTAACGCCGGTGCTGGGTCCAAAACGGAACACACTTATCTCTAAGTGTGCTG